GTTTTGCGCTTCTTTCTTGCGGGCCTGTGCGTCCTTTTCGTCTTCGCACGCTTTGAGATATTGCGCATCCAGCTCATCGTATGTCGCATCAAGGTGAACCGTCTCCCCGTTGTCATCGGGGTGCAGCAGTTGCAAAGTTCGTCTCGTGCTATCGCTGTTGTCTACAGGCGGCGGCGTTCCGCAAGACATCAATACAGAGAATTCGCGAGCTTTATTAATAATCATGTCGCACACGGTTTCATTGCGTCGAATGTCTTCGCATACAAACTTGTTGCCGCCTATCAGACACGCCACACTGCCCCATGTTGTGCCGGTGCAAATCATTTGATGATGAAGTTGCAGGAGAACATCATCAGGCACGCGCTCTGAAAACTCTTGTCCTGCCCATGTGTTGCGAGACTTCAGTTCAAGAACGCCCCAAACTCCATCAGCATTGCATTGCATCCGGTCAATGGTTGCTCCCATGTACTGATAGCTTTTGTGCTGCTGGATTGTGTACGGGCCGGGATCGCAGATGATTCTTTCGCGGTGCATCGCATTAAATCTCTCTGCTATGAGAGACTCCAATGCGTGTCCCCAATAGAAGACCTCTTTCATGCGCTCTTTCCAGTCTTCATCATCGACCCCGTTCACCTTCTTACAAAACAAGGTATATGGGCTTGTGGTAGACATGCCCCACAACACCGGCGTATCCGACGCCATAACAATTTGCCGCCGCGTCGCAAGCCACTTCTCTTCTTTTCGGATCGCATTAATTAGAACCTTGTTGGAATCGGCGTACTTGCGATACTCTGACATGATTTCGCGGTTTGACTTAGACATGACACGGACTCCCGCACATTGCGTCTTCCTTCAACGCCTGAAGGTCTTCAATAGCGCTATCGTATCCCTTGGTAAACTCCCACAAGTCTCCGATGGACAGGTAATACCCGCCCTTTTCTTCAAAGGCTGTGAGCAGTTCGCCAATATATGACATGCGCATCTCGCATGCGTCCTTAAGAAGCTCCCTGATTTTCGGTTCGTCTGGTTCGCCGTTCTCAAGGGCTTCGATGTCTTGTTTGAGCAAGTCAAGCTCAACCGTCCAGTGATGCACGGTTATCCCGTCGCGCACCTGCTCCCAAATCTTCCACCTGTCTGAGTAGGGGTTGTTCGCTTGGCTGGTCATTACGATTGCTTGTCCTTTCTTCCGTTTCGGCCTTACACTCCGATTATAACACCGGTTGATACAAATTGCAAAATTGATTCTCTCCCTTGGTTATGGAACAGGGCCGGTTGCCCGGCCCCGTGGTCATTGCCTACTTCTCGTCATCGTTGTGCGCTTCGTTTGCGTCACCGATATGGTGGCCGCACGCCGCGTTGAACAGCGGCATGTCGCCCTGTATCCGCCGGTGCGCCATGTCCACATACTCGGCATTCAGTTCAATGCCCACGAATTGCCGCCCGTGCCGTAGCGCCACCATGCCCGTTGTCCCGCTACCGCAGAATGGGTCCAGAACCGTGCCGTCTTCGGGGCAACCGGCAAGGATGCACGGTTCAATCAGCTTCGGCGGAAACGTGGCAAAGTGCGCTTTGGGGAAGGAGTGGGTGGATACAGTCCAGACGGAGCGGCGGTTGCGGGTATCCTTAACAGTCATTATGCGCCCATTAGGCCGTGTTGCCATAAGCACAGGATCGGCATTGTTGTTTTTCTGGTCCCCTGTGTAATCTAAAATTTGCCCAGCGCAAGTGGCATCCTCAGCTATCGCCTCTTGATCCCAGTAGTACCGCGACCGCTTGCTCAGCAGGAAGATGTACTCATGCGCCTTGGTACAGCGGTCCTTGACGCTCTCGGGCATCGGGTTGGGCTTGTGCCAGATGATGTCTTGGCGCAAGTACCAACCGTCCGCCTGTAGCGCGAACGCCACGCGCCACGGGATGCCGACTATATCTTTGTGCTTTATGGCGGAAGAAGCGAGTGCCAACGATGCATAACTATCCCCCAAATTCAGCCACAGCGTGCCGTCGTCCTTAAGCACGCGCCGCACTTCACGAAACACGCCTACCATGCGCTCGACGTATTCCCCGGGCGTCCGCTCAAGGCCGAGCTGGCGGTCGACGCGACGGGCTCCGCACTTAGCACATACGCGGGAAGTTAGCGCAGCAACTCCATCCCTATTTCGTTGCGCCCGGTCATCAACAATACCGTCAGCTCTGCCGCTTCCATTTCTCCCTTGCTTATGGTCACATTCCGCGTCCCCGCCTTCCCATTCCCCTGTGCCGTAGTCCCGCAGCCCCCAGTACGGCGGCGAGGTGACGCACGTCTGCACGCTTTGGTCGTCCAGTTGCGCAAGGCCGTCTAGAACGTCGGCGTTTATAATGCTGTAACTACTCAACGATACCTCCGCACTTCACGCACACGCGCTTGGGCGCGTACTCGCTGGCCTTGCCCGTCGCAGTCCAGCGCCACATGTACCAGTAGCGCTGGCAGTGCGGACACCATACGTCCCACGCCGTCGTGCGCTTCATGGCGCGTCCTTAGCCGCCTGCTCGTGGCGCACGCGATAGTCATATTCAGTCGGTATGCTTATAGGAGTGAGAATTTCACCCGGCTCCCTCGGCCATGTGAGGATTATGTCACTTGAGCTTCTTCTCCGTGCATCGTCGCCAACCGGGCGCAGTAACGCCTTCACCATCGCCATATTTTCCTCATGGAATAAAGCCAAGCACTCGATAACGTTCATTACTCGCCCTCCTTCTCGCGCGCTTGCATCACCATAGAGGTGAGGCGCTCGTTTTGCTTTGCCCACGCTGCAGACCACGCTGCATCCCACGCTGCTGCATCCCGCGCTGCTGCATCCCGCGAAGCAGCCAGCGCTGCATCCCGTGCAGCATCCCGCGCAGCAGACCACGCAACAGCCTGCGCAGCCGACGCAGCAGCCGACGCAGCAGCCGATGCAGCATCCCACGCAGCATCCGACGCAGTCCACGCAGCCTTCCGCGCAGCAGCCCACGCAGAATCTAGCTCCTTGTCCGTGATTTCACCCTTGAGCCACGAGCGCTTCGCTTCGATTCCTGCCACGCTGCGTTCGTCGGGCTGCTCGACTAGAGCAAGCGCATCCTCCGCATACGCGCAAGCAAATTCGTGCAGGATGTCGGTGGCGTCCATCATCCACAGCACCGTACGGCGTCGGCCGCACAGTTTGTCTTCGTCCTCGATCACATCGCCTTCGATTTTCACGCGACATACGATAGGACCGCTGGCGTATCTCAGAGCGTCAATAAGCCGCACACTCCCGTGCATACCATTACTACACAGTGCAGGCTCACCCTCGCATTCGAGCGTCTTGCCCACCTCGACCAGCCGTCCATCGCCGTTACCAAGCCGTTTGTCTTCTGGCAGAAAATGCCATGCTAGCATAACTCACTCTCCTCTGTTTGTTGTGGGGTCCGGTTTCCCGGACCCCGTGGTTGCCTACTCCGTGTCACACGCCGCGCAGATCGGGCCGTCTGGTGTCCGACGGCCCACTACGTCATCATTGGCCGCCAGCAGTTCGCCGTGCTCGATCTGCGCCCAGGCGAAGGTCTCTCCACACCGGACGCATTCGCCGATGGTGTGGCCCATAAACTCATGGCCACACCTCCAGCAGGTCGTACCGTTCTCTGCACCCTCGTGGAGCTCATCGTCCTCGTGAATCGGGAGGTTATATCCCACGACGTCACCGTCGGCGTTCACCCAGTCATCGTCCAAGCAGGACAGCGCGTGGAATTCCTTCCCGCACAGCTCGCAGACATGCGTATTCCCGCCGCACTCACTTTCGACAGCCTCACGAAGCGCACGCGCGACGCGACGCCAAAAGACGTCATCGCCCGCGCCCGATTGGGCTGCCCGCTTATCGGCCGCGTCCGCGTGTGTGAGGATCTCATCGCGTGTCCCTTCGTATACAAGGTAGTCATCCCATTCAATGTCCGCTACTTCTTCCAACGCCGACGCCCATCTGCCTGCCAATATGGTGTGCCGGGCGTAAATCGCGACCGTAATCTCTCGTTTGTCGATGTGGTTGCTCATGTCTCTCTCTCCTCTGTTTGTTGTTGGGTCCGGTTTCCCGGACCCCGTGGTTTGCTACTCTTCGATCCTCGCTCCGGCAGCGTCAAGGGCGACGCACACGTCGGCGTCACCCGTCTCTGTGATGCCGTACCTTGCCGGGAACACAGCCAACACGGCGGCCGCCGCCTCTTCGTCATAGCGTACATATTCGGGCCAACCTTCGGCCCGGACTCGTCCTTCATCATCTATGCGGATCGATCCGAATACACGTCGGAATTCTTCAGCGAAAACGCAAGCACTCATGATTCTTTCTCCTCCGTTGTGGGGTCCGGTTGCCCGGACCCCGGTTCCGCTGGCGTCATGGTGCTGTCGCAAATTCAGGAGTACCGAATACAGCTGAATATGAGGCGCACACCGAATCGAATGGCGTTGGGGGATCCCCTGCGCGTACCACCCTCGCAGATGCCCCCACCGTATCGCCAAGGTGAAGGACGACCTGCTCTTGCCGCTCGTACGCCGCTCGCGCTGCGGCCTTGTTCACTCGTTTCCATTGCATTGCATCACCCTCCGTTGGTTGTTATGAGGGCCGGTTGCCCGGCCCCCTGGGTCGATCCGCGCGACGTTAGGGCGTCACGCTGCCTGTCCTGTTGGTGCACATGCACAACCATCTCGTTCTTCCCGGGCGTCGAGTTGTGCACGTGCACAACTATTCCGGTCTTCGCGAGCGCCGAGTTGTGCACGTGCACAACTATCCCGTTCTTCGCGAGCGCCGAGTTGTGCACGTGCACAACCA